AGGAAACTTGTGAATAGAACAATTAAAAACAAAGCGAGCGATGATAACAAAACCATGGTGATAAACCATATATTACATTATATAAAAACTAGTAATTATGCCATCTGTTTTCTCTAAGGTAAATAACGATGCGTCGTTACGCAATCCAGAACATCTAATTACTATGAGGAAACTTGATTTAGCACTCAAAGATGGCCCAGCATTAAAGTTAAAACACGATATTCGTAACAACATTAACACAGTCTCACGTAGGGTTTTAGAGACTCACACCACATCACAAGACTTGTTAGATGCTTCAACATCAGTAAATATATGGCCTCTCTTACTATTAAAGATAATAACAGATTCTAATTATGGAACATACTACAATAAACATAACCAGGATACCTCTAGCAGGTCATTGAACATAGCAAGACAGCTACTCACTATTCAAACGAATTGGATGAATCAACATAATTTTGATATCACAGCTCCTGAATTTAAAGAAACTTTCAAAACATGGTGTGACAAATCATTCATGAGTGATCCATTGCTTGCTAATCTCTTATTCTTAGAAGACTTATTTAGTAGTGCTGTTGAAATGTCAGGTCAAGTAAGCTTTTTATTGAGGAAAAAGAAGAACAGACTAACACCCAGGTTGATATCAAATAAAACATTCATGATCATAAAGCAGTTAGACCTTTTCATATGTTGGTCTAACGGGTTAGTATTTCTGAGACACAATAAACAGGGATATATTCATCAGAGACAATTTTTGTTACTGATTCATAACAAACTATGTGATCTTCTCAGTGTCTACTTACTCAGTAAATTTACAGAAAATGTGTGTTTTGATGTGACTGCACAAAAGCAAGTGATTGATTTAATAGAAGAAATGTGTAATTTGAGCATCAGGTATGGAAATGACTATTTTGACATCATTCGTACGTTAGAAGGTATAACCACAGGAGAGATTTTGATGTCAGAAGAGGACTGGAGGAATGACTCGCTAATACAGAGTATTCATCAAGACCTTTTAGATGTTAATTTCTGTTATATAGGATCCAGGCTACAACAGATATTAACATATGCATCAACACCTCTTAAACATGAATTGTCAGGATTGTCAAAAATAACCGGCCACCCTATAGTTGATGAAGAAGGTACAGCAGAGCGAGCATATGAACGAGCTAACAAGGTAAAGTCACTAAATTATTTAGCTATAAATTCATCACGAAATCTAGCTGTTGAGTCTTACATCAGATCATACATATTGAAACATAGAAAATGGCCCCCATGCATAATTCAGCCTGAAGCAGGTAAATGGCTACATTCAGCAAAAGAAAGAAACTTGGATCCGTATCATCCCAATATACAGAAACAATATGGATCAGGCACATTTGAAGAATTCACATATGTTGACCTAGAACCAGTAAAAGAATTAGATCAATTACTCCACTACACTCAATATTTAAAGGATAAGACTGTTACTCTTGAAAAATCTAAGATCTTCAGACACTACATTAATGTATATGATAAACCGAGATGGGAAGAAACAAGACTTTTGCTAGTATACCTATTTCATACAAATGAAGACCTAGGCTTATCCAAATATCTCCAAGATTATCTGAACACAGCTCCTGATATGAATCTAGCTCTAGATTATTTAGTTATCAAACTAGTTCCCAAAGAAAAAGAATTGAAGAGAAAAGCTAGACTCTTTGGATGTAAAACTTATCAAGATCGGTATAGAGGTAAAGTGCAAGAGGAAGCTGTAATGTCTTTTATGAGTGATTATGTTCAAGATCAGTCAATGACACTTGATGACATAGGCCTCATGCATAGGTTGTATAGTTTTAGACATTTACTTAAAGCCTATAAGGGGTGGAAAGTGCTTTATGTTAATTTCGATGTTTCAGGGTGGTGTTCTAATTTCAGACATGAAACTGTTCATCCCATAGCCCATGACATTTTGGATAAATATTATCAGACTGGAGATTTTTTTGGAAAAACACAATTGGCATACGAACATGGGCTATTCTATATCCCTAAACAAGATGGATCAGGTGCTTACCACTGGGAAGGGCAGTTAGGGGGAGTGGAGGGGCTGAATCAAGATACATGGATGATGGTATACATACCACAGATGAGGTTAGCTCTACATGAATTTCAAGCACACATGTTTGTAATGGCTTATGGAGACGATTATAAGGCCGCTTTATTAATTCCGCCCGATCAGGCTAATCGAGATATCACTACATTGAAGAACAAAATTATAGAGGTGGTGAGTAACGTGGCACAGACATGTTTTGCTCAAGATATGAAAGTTTTTGATAGTTATGGCTCAGAATGTTTCATAAGCTTTTGTAAAAATGCATCAGTCCGTGGAGTAGAACTATCACAAGGCTTTAGAAAGATTCAAAAATGTTATGGGGCAAATAATGCTTTTCTTCCACATATAGATGATTACATCGCGTCTGCTTTCAGTAATTCTCACTCAGCATCCCGACACATGCCAGTTAGTTATGCCCCATTCTTAGTAGGAGCTTTTTGGTCTATCCATCATCTACTGCATCATTATTTATACGAACATCTGTCGGATGAGCAAATCCTAGCATTACTAATGGTGCCTTCATGTGTCGGTGGATTCCCCGTTATATACTTATATCATTACTTTGTACGTGGAGAGTCTGATCACTTGTCAACTTTCTTAGACCTATGGAAATTTACTACATCACATTATAAAACGGTTAGTCAATACATTCAATATGGTTTGAGATATAATCTAATGAATCCAATTAACTTAGAAGCATTATTGAGAGATCCTTATAGCCTTCCTTTGTCTAAACCGCCTCTTCCTTCAACAGTCTTTAGAAAATTCATCATGCCATCCTTAGAATCTAAAATTCAAAATGAAGACATGTTGGAATTACTCAATTTGGCAAATGATCAATTCTCCAAATATGCAATAAGAAGGATGGTATCATCTGACCTCTTGCAGCCTCGGATCCTCTCATCTCTATATGCATGTTTGCCAGCGTCCTTAGTTGAAGAGTTTACAAGGAGATTTGAGAATTCTTCCACGATTAAAGACTTGCTAGTGTTAAAATATGGGTTCTTTGACTCACAGTCCAAGCTTAGAAAAGTTGTTGTGGCAGATAGGAAACTCCAAAAATGGAGGTTAGGACGTTTATTAGGTAATACAGGAGAAGTAGATCATAGCATTAAAGTCCTTCAATCTACTGATTGGTGTCCTGCTCGTGCAGCCGATATTTTACGAGCTGATTGGGGCAAACCTATGATAGGCATCACAATGCCCCCTCCCACTCATTTATTGAAGTTTGTAACACCTGAGGATGGGGTAGCTAGCCAATATGATATTAGGAATCATTTTACATATGAGGTACATGGGATAGTGTCAGATAACGTTCATGATCTTCCGAGTCAACACTGGTCCCTTGGTCCCCACAAACCATTCCTGGGACATCGTACGCGACTGGGTACTGAAGTGCCACAAGTGAGGTTTATAGAAAGAAACCCTCTACTGTCTAATCTATCTAAATTGCTAGATACATTAAGTTGGGTAAATAAATCTATCGTCTTGGATGATGGAACTGTAATTGAATCTAATTTGTACACTCTTATCCATGAAATTATTCGCCAATACTACACACAAGATCCAGAGTTTCTTAAACCATTCTCAAGTCAAAGGAAAAGTGGATCAATCACTCATCATTGGAGATGTCCTCATTTCTCAGAATTCATCATGCCAAATCAACTCTATAATGTAAATACATGGGTTATAGGTGATTCAAACACGCATGCTAAGTACAGAGCTACTGTAGAAAAGTTTCATGTAAATTTTCTCTATCTTATGATATATACATATAACATACTAATGCAGATGAAGGAAATTAGCAGTGTATTCATAATCCCGAGAAAAGTGTGGGCAGTCACTAGAGAATGCACTTATTGTGATACTGCCATCCGTGAGGATCCAATCATTATTTCAGATGAAGAGTGGGTTTTAGAGGGGAGACATTTAGAAGGAGTATCTTTAGATAAATTGAGCCAGCAAGTCATTGAGAAAAGTCTACATGAATGGAACAGTAGAGGTACATTTAAAAATCCGATACAACTTGATCTAGAAGTCGAAGATGCTGCTTATGGGGTTTGTCAGAAATTCATTGACCAAGTGCACTCCACACATGAACGATTGGCTGCTCGTTATAATGCTCCTATGTTAACTTCAGAAGGGATGAACATATTATCTGCATGGGGTAATGCAGAAGGTCAAGTCCTTATTAGAGAGACCGAAATCAGACATATACCACCTCCCATAATGGCATCCTGTATTCTGACCTTTGCATATAACTGGGCACTAAAAAAGTATGGGTTCAAGACAGTACTCTTAACAGATATAGCAGTATCAACCATCAACCCTCGTGATCTACCTTGGTATCCCTTATTAGAACTAATACATGCATCAGGAATGTTAGGAGAATTGATTCATGAAATAAAAGACATGACAAATCGAGTGCCCGGGATGGTCTATGATAACCCACTCACAGCCAGTAAGTATATATTAAATGCTAGCATGGAGTACATTAACTCAGGACAAGGAACTAGTACAACTATTTTACTATCATATTATGAGGACGATCAGTTAAGAGAGAAGTACATGAATGTTTGTGAGAATTTCCGCTGGAGAATATTTTTTAAATCTATACTACATTTGTACAAGGAATCTGTGACAAACCAAGACATCACTAGCCTAGAGACATTAACTTATGCTACAATCATTCTTTTTTCCTCCCCAACTGCAGACTTTGAAGAAGCAGTCGGATCAGATATACGCGAGTATGGTGGGGTGGAAACATTAGAACTCTTAACCTATGATATTCCAGATGATGATGATTATTTACTTATGCTAGAAGATGAAGAATCACTACTTTATTTAGCCTTAGAAATATTAGACACCTACCATGACACTTCTAAAGATCTTAGGTCATATCTTGATGAAGGATATTCTAATGGAATGGACTTCCTTTTGTCTGAAGTGCTTCAAACTAATACTCACAAATTCATACGTGCAACTCTAGCTGATTGCATCACAGTAATACGTAGTCAAGATCTTCCTCCTCTCATGCAGTATCAAATCTTAACACCTAATCAGAGCGAAAGCAGGGAGATAGGGATGACAGGGGTGGAAACAAGGACACATTGGATCTCGCAAAGATTAAAAACCGTTGACATGCCAAAAATAGATACATATCACCTTCAAGGCCTCTTACTAATTTATCCATCAGAGGAAATAATTGTGTCAGAACATTACCTTCATAGGCCGTATAGTAGAGGAACCTCCACTATAAACAAGCATCTGGCTTTAGAAAGTGCAATAGGATTGGATCCATCAACACTATCAAATAAGTTTTTTGCTTTCCTTGGTGAGGGTTATGGAGGAGCATTAGATTCAATGGCTGCACGCTGTAAAAACTCTCATTTTTTATACAACTCATTACCACCTGCGGGTGAAACCCCAAACTTTCCACATATAGCCCAAGAGAGCTTACATGCTAATGGACACACTTATGACGTTACTCTATGTAATTCCGGTATTTATGATCTGTGTGAAACATCAACTGTAGTAGCTTTGTGTAATAATGACAATCACCTCTACCATTTTGTCTCATGTGACGCTGAGATACCATGGGAAAATGAAGACAAATACTACCGGTTATTGTTAAATGCTTGCATGTTCTACTTGGACAAAAGAAGCTCTCATGGAATTTTCTTCTGTAAGATGTTTTTAGAGGCAATTGATTCAATTAACAAAGTACTGTCACTATTGGTGGAATTTTGTAAATCAGTGAAGATTGTCAGATTAAACAGTTCACCTCCAGGAGGGGAGATCTATGTAGTATGTCGTGGTCGAAGAAAACCTTACCGGATATCGTCACACCCAGATATTATTGTATCTCCTCAGATAGCTCGCCAGGTCTTTAAAATCACACAAATAGTGAGGAATAAATATCAGAAAATGATCCCGAACAAGGAGATTGTCATAAGCTTTACACCACCTAGCCACATCTTTTATCTCAAACAGTTTGTTAAGATCTTCAATCCTTATTTCATTCAGACACTGCATGGAACCAAATCTATTAGCATCATTCTTGACTACTGGGTATACCCAAATGTCTCTCTTACAGCTAAGATTGAAAGGCTCCTCTCGGACCTTGATCATTTATCTAGACAGCTGCATAAGCGTATAGAGACTTTACATTCTCAGAGATCAGCTGCTGAACTTAATATGCTTATCCGGAGATACCTATTTATTCGCAGCATTATTGTCCATGCTAATTTGTTAAAGAATGATGTCACAGAGATAAGGCAGTCTCAAGTCAGGACTACATACGTCACCAACCTAGCAAGCCTCCCGGATAGATGTCGAATACATGATCTAGAACATACTCTATATTTGAAGGACGTCACTTGGCTTGGGCTCAAGGGGAATCCTTATCAAGACTGGATAGATGGGCTCAATGTAATATTTTCATTAAAGACATTCTTAGAATTATTAATGTAAAACTAAGGTGGTGATAAATCATAATCAATTGTTTTAAAACTTATCTAGTTTTTGAATTTTCATTTATGATGACATCACTTCCAATCTTGCTCATTGCTGTGTTGTTTGGTGTTGCTACTCGCAGTGCCTCATTGCAACACATCATCGGGTATGATTGTTCAGGAGCTAATGCTCAAATAATGAAATTGGATCTGACCTCTGTTAAGGAATGTAGAGATGACATAGACACAGTGAAGGTAACAAATAAGATTGTTCAAATTATTCAACATAAAACATACTCTCCAATTCATATTAGACAGTGTTTGCTTGAGATTACACGAGACATCACATATTGTGGACATGCTTCCTGGCTAGACACCTCCTCAACTCGCCAATATAAAGTTAAGCATGGCCACTTAAGTTACATCCAACCACTTGGGAAGCATGCATGTGAAGAGATCCATAAATCTAAAGTGTTCAAATTCCAAGGAAAACTTATCTCACACTCTGTTACCTTAAATGCTACCGAAACACATGCAGTTGTTTTATCTGGATCTATTGATAGTAATGGGAGATGCAAAAATGGAGGAGATTACTCGGATGCTGGAACGAGCGTGTCCAACAAATTAGTTCAAGGATTTTTAAAACTTACATTATCAGACTTTTATGGAGTGCTCGATCATGACGGACAAACATTAAAAGATACTAAGCATGGGATAGATTGTAAGACATCACATCAATATTGCATAGATACAAGTATTGGGGAGATTGTATGGGATTATGTTCAAGAGGATAGGTGTCACAAGAATAAAGTGGATGTTCTGTACACAGGATCAGCAGATATTATATCCGGATTGGGAACAGGGGAATCTAAATTTGTGAAAGTAACAACAGGAAATACTGCATTTGCATTGGAAATTTCAGGGGAGGGGTGGTTCTGTTCTAAACCCACATATTCAACAACCCAAGAGAGGATCACCATTATTAGGCTTGAGTATATAGAAGAAGCTATGTTTGTACCATCAACAATTTTACCCATGAATGTCGATCTCACGGCTTACATTAACACTAAATTTTTATTGACACAAGCTGCTATGGGCCTTCAGCTGACGGCTCTGTATAAGACTTTGAAAAGAGGGTCATGTGAGAATAGAAAGCTGATCTTTGAAAACCGAATTGCACTAGCTAGATTGAACCCTCATGAAGTAGTTAAATTAGTTGAGCATGGTGAAGGACTCTTCGGACGAGTCATGGGTGAAGTTATGTTCATAACCAAATGTGTTCCTATCCTCACTACCCATAGAGCAACATCACAATGTTATCAAGAGTTTCCAGTTGTTCTGAAAGACAACACAACTGGTTATTTAACGCCTATCACAAGAATTTTAACACGTATTGGCACACAAACAACTTGTTCTGAAATCCTCTCCCCACACTTCCACATAGGTGATTTCTGGTATTCAAGATCACCAAGTGTACATCAACAGATCCCACCAATCACTCTGGATCCTAATTTAGATGAAAATGAATGGAATTTTAACATGATCCCTGGTTTAGGTCATTCAGGGTTATACCCGGAAGAGGCAATGAGAGAGATGCAAAGAGAAATGATGTTCCCAGCCTCAAGAGATGCAGTTTCCTCCAACATGATGTCCAAAGTAGTTGATGAGGACGGTAATGCTATTGCTTATCATCATCTCTTCAATGAGGATGATATAGATACTCTGACATCCTCTATCAGTGGAAGAATTTCCATCTTTTTCAAGTGGTTCGGACATTGGGCATCCATCCTTGTCGCAGTGATTATCATTATCAAAATTAGCATAGCTCTCTTTGACATCTTTATCAACTGCTTGATGATTAGGAAATCTGGACTGTCTACTAAATTCTGGATTTTTGGAATGTTTAACTCACTAACACATTGGATCCTGAGGAGACCTTCGACCTCACAATCCGCAGTTCCCCTTCTTCCAATAACATCTGGACCATCAAATCAGACATCCACTCCACCACCATCACCTGTGATCATTCAAATGCCATCAGCACCTATTTATCCGTCAGTGCAACCGACTCAAGCCTCCATCCCCAGACGGACTACTCCTACTGTAATTTCTCGTCCCCGCGTACTTTAAAATTGTCACAGGCGGGCCTTGTCATGAGTATATACACATACTGTCAATATAGTATCCCCTTTATTGACCTAAGCAAATTGGAATAATTAGAACTCAATAAAAATGGTGACAAATCATCATCATTGTCTTAAAACCTTAGTGATTTATTTTGTCATCTTTTTCCTTACCCGTGATCATGAATTTCTTCCGTTCTAAACCATCAGGAACTGGAGTCAGAAATCGAGGTCATGCATTCACTGGTGCAGTTGCACCTTTAGTTGTGACCCATCGAGTACACCAGAGAGGCATCTGCGAGAACGCAGAGACATTTGGTGTATTGGGTGGTGGGTTATCATCCTTGTCACAACTTGTATTTAGAAACATCGACGTTCCTCCCTTTACAACTGCTCGGAGAGATGCAGAAGAGTTCGGACTTAAAGAGTTCTATGCCATTGTACTCTTCTGCACCTCGCGTGCACCATCAAGGCCATCACGCCTATTGCTATCTATCGCAGAAGGTCTGATGCCAAACATGCCACAGGATCGGTTCCTTATAACTGCTGAGAGTCGTAGGGTTTTTGTTCAGATCATGCGAGATACATGGCCTGAACATAAAGCGAACGCTAGGGCATGGCTGGCTGATGCAAAGGCGAACAGATTTGCAGCCAATGATCATATCATAAATGGCACATATGATCTAGGTGCTCGAGTTACTCCAGACTTTCTGATGGAAGTTTTGATGGTAGAAGCGAGCTTGATTGATGAAGGGGAGCGTCGAAAGTGTTCTTCAATCATTGTTTTGCTCATTGTCTCCATGGCTTGGAGAGGGAATTGCACACCAGCCCGCTTGAATAAGTTCATGGGAGAGATGGACGTTGTAGCGCCCGGTCTGGGTGCGTTGATTGATAGAGATAACATCAGATTGGTGTTCTCTAACTTTGGCCCTTACTTGACAGATGGTAATGTCGAGGAGGTCGTCAACCGTTGGATGACATTTATCCCAGGGTCAGCTGTACGTTGTAGGGTAATCCTACAACAATCTGCAGGTTCAGGGATGACATCTCTTGATGTTATTGCTAAAGCAATCCATGAACATCCATCTTTTCCTTGGACTAATCTGGGAAGATTATATCCGGGTGAGTGGATCAATGCTTTGACTGCTCTCGAGGCAGTGGGGGCTAACCATTGGTATGGCTTTAGATCTGACTTAGGACCGGTCCGCTCAACCCAGTATCGAAACATCTCATGGGTATGTAAAGAGCTCCTGATTAGATCAGGTAGTGATCCCCATCTGCAAAATAAGGCTGGGTGGATTACAACTCCCAAGAACCACATTCAAGTAGAGGGTATGATTGTGGACCATCTTAAGAAGGGAGATACATTGGTAGATCTTGTGACACCCCCAACTGATGAAGAAGATCGAGAAATTACAACCCTTCTTCAAAGAGTCAGCATCTATCCTGTTAATGCCGGATGGACCCATGTCCCTGTGGCTGGCCGTGGGAGAGGAAGACAGATGGGAGGTGCTGGTGGTGGAGGAGGACAAGGAGGTGGTGGCGGCGGAGGTGGAAACCAGGGAGGTGGTGGCGGCGGAGGCGGAAACCAAGGAGGTGGAGGAGGAGGTCAAGGAGGTCAGGGTGGTCCTGGTGGACAAGGGAGGGGTAATGGGGGTGGGGGCTCTGGTCAAGGTGGGTCAAGTGGTCCGGGTGCTGGATCACAAAGTGGAGCTGGGGGCTCAGGAAGTGGAAGTAGTGGAGCAGGTGGTCGTGGGAGAGGGTCAGGAAGGGGACGAGGTAGAGGTAGAGGAGCCCCTTATGGAGGAGGTGAGGGAGATGACGATCAAGTGCAAGTAGGTGCATATGGTGGTCGTGGCGATGATGATGATCAGGGGGGTGATGGAGATGATAATGGAGAGGATGATTCAGATAGCAGTGATGGCAATGGGGGTGGAGTCAGTGATGCAGACACTATCCAGGAGGGGGGCGACTAAATCTCTCTGAGAACACCAGACATCTAGCTGAGCTCAGGGAGATGAGGAATATTTTAGTGTCAGCTAGACATCGTCTATCGCATTTCCTCAAGTCTGTGGAAGATTTAGAGAGATCTAATCAATGACGATGGTCTCACTAGAATTAAAATGAAATGGTGATAAATCTTATCATTGTTTTAAAACTTCTTCTATAGTTGTTTTGGCGTTTCTGACCATGTCTTCTAAGGGCACAGATCAACCGATTTCGATTGGGCTACCAAAACCATCTGGTAGTAAACGACCTCCACCTCCTCCTGAAGATCCACTTGCCAAGCTTTCTCAGGTTGAGGATAAACTTGATACTCTCATCGAGATGGTAGCTGCTCTCACCCTCAAGGTGACCAACCTTGAGAAATCCATCGCAATGCAGCAGACAATAGGTAAACCAAGAAAAATGGAACTCCTGTAAACATGTATTTCTCAATTTGACCCCCAGTTTTGAGTTAACATTCTAAATCCAAAATCCAGATAATAATAATCCTAACTAATCTGTTATAATTTTTAAACAATTTGGATAGGACCTGATCCTTTAGTTGTTATTGGTTTAAAACTTGTTTATTTGTGTTAACATTCTAAATCCAAAATC